ATTATTATACAGGAGATGTATCAGCAGATACTTCAGTAAGTAAAAGTTATGATGTTGAATTTAATGATTCAATAGCAGACACCAGATTTTGGAAAGCAAGATCTGAAGGAACCCAATTAATTGGATCTGCTATAAATGTATTTACAGCAGGAGATACAACTTATGGTAAACTTCCCGTAGTAGAAAATAAAATAGCAGCTTTATATGTAGGTACTACTGTTATAGGAGGGGATGATGAAGATCCTTCTAGAACATCTATAATAGGACATAGTTATATTACTATAGATAGAATATTATTAATAGACATAGAAACAGATGAAGTCCAAATAATAAACAGACAAAGTATAGTAGATGTAACAACAGGCACTACAGGAGAAGAAAAAGCATTTAAAAGATATATTACAAGAGACTTTTTTGAAGGATCAGAAGTAAATATAAGATTAATAGATAAAGCAGTACAAAATTCTTTAAAAACATCTCATCGTGTAAAATTTAACAGAGGATCACTAATGAAATTATATGAATATACTGCCAATGATTTAGGATTTGAAGATGGAGTATTTGGGGGATATAATATAAGAAACAATTCAGAAGGAACAATATTTACAGGAAGTTTACAAGGACCTGGATTATTTGGGTATGGTACAACAACAGCAGCAAGTCAATCTTTATTTACTAGTTCATTCCAATTTGTGGGATCATTTCCTAGTGAATTAAATGATTACACAGGAGATGTAAATTTATCTACATTAGGTTCCCAATTAACAGCTTTAACAGCATCAGTAGGAAGTACCCTAATATCATCTCAAGTATCAAATAACACAAGATCTTAAAAAATGGCAGTAAGAATACAATCATATAAACCTTTAAAATCAGCAGGAAATATAAAAGCATTTTATGATGATATTGTATATTGGGAAATAGCAAAAAATAATAATAAATTTTATGTTACATTTATGAAAGGAGAATATGCGCTTCCTAATAATAAACAAGAATCTATTGGTACTATGGAAATCAGCTACCCCCACACAGCATTAGGTTTTGATGATTCAACAGGTTCATTTGGAACAGGTTTTAATAGAGTAAGTGCTAAATCAACTGCTTTTTTTCAAAATGAAGAATCATCTTCAGTTGGATTAACTATTGCTAATAGTCATAATTATAATGGTTTTATACCTATTACAGAATTAAGTGGATTAAGACATTATGAAACTACACTTACATCATCTTTATTTGAAACTAGAACTTATAATTATGAAATACATGATTCTACTTTAGATAGTACAATAGTTTCAAGATCAATAGATGCTGCTTATTTTTATCCTTTTTCTAGTCATCAATTATCTGTTTTAAGAGATGAACCTACTTTAATAGTTAATATGGATAAAGAAAGTGAATTAAATGATGGTTTAGGAGATAGTGGATTTGTAGTAATCCCCCAAAATTGCCATCCAAAAGTAAAAAATAACATAGAATATTATCTAGAAAAAGCAGGATTAATTGAAAAAACAACTAAATTTAAAAATCCATCATCAAGAAGATAAGATTTCTAAAAAACATATATATTTATAACAAAACATAACAATAATGGGATATTTAGACAACACAAGCATTACAGTAGATGCTATTTTAACTAAAAGAGGCCGTCAACTACTTTCTCAAGGTGGTTTGGGTGCATTTAATATTACACAATTCGCTTTAGGAGATGATGAAATTGATTATACTTTATTTAATGAAGATCATCCTAATGGTTCTCAATTTTCAGGAGAAGCAATAGAAAATATGCCTTTAATTGAAGCAATTCCTGATGAAGGAAACACTATGATTCATAGATTAATAACTTTAAAATCAGGAACTTCTAAATTACCAATAGTAACAGCTAATGTACCTTCAATAAATTTAAATTTAGGTTCATCTTTTACTGTAACACCAAGAACACTTAATTTTAATGATGTTAGTGAACAAGCAGAACCTAGTGGATACTTATACACAATAGCAGATAGAAGATTATTATCTCAATTTGGTGGGTCCGCTACATTAGCAGATGCAGTAATCTATCCTACATCAAGAACAGCATTTAGTCAAACAGTACCAGGTGGTAATTCTATAAATTTAACTGCACTTAATAGTACATCATTGTTTGGAACTAATACTAAATTATTAACAACATTAACAGTAGAAGGAAAAGATACGGGAGCAAGAGTAACAATTCCAATACAAATTAGTAAAACTCAAATAGGACAAGTTTCAACACAATCTGAAACAGGTATATCCTTAAGATAATTAAATAAAAATAAAATATGTCATTCGTAAGATTCGCAAATACAGATATAGTAAACGATACCGCAAGGATAACAACATCTACTTGGACTGGTAATACAAACACATTAACAGCAGTACATACTTCATCAGTAAATGCAGTTTTGGGATCTCCTACAAGTTCGGGAACCCATTATATAGAAGTATTTGATAAAGCTTTTGACGCAACAGCTGAAGCACAATATTCAGTAGCATATGGTCACAAAGCAGGTTCAGGATCCCAACATTTTACACATGCTGAAGGAAGTTTTGGACTAAGCCCATCAAGAAATATATATAGCCAATATAGACAATTAGTTTTTGGTACTGAAACACAAAATTTTAATTTTACAGATTTTACTCCAGATGATATTTTTGTAATTAATGTTAATAGATCAAGATATAAACATAATTTAAAACCAGGTTCATTAAATTTAACATTATCATCTGCATCAATATCTATTCATCTTACTGATGATTCAATAACATCAACAGGTTCATCAACAATAACTAATGCAGGAAGACAATTTAACATAGTATCAGGTTCAAATGGAGTAAGATTAGGATCATCTACAGTTCAAGTTGCTGCTAGTGGTTCATATGGTTTCTTTTACCCTGATAGTGGATTTATAATTTTAAATCCTGAATGTTTAAATCACTTTATTAATGGAAATGGTCTTGATAGTTTAAAATATGCAGCTGCAGCAAATACTCAAGAAGATAATCATGTAAAATTACTTAATGTTATTGATAGTGGTAGTAGTTTTATATTAGATAGTGAAGAAAAAGTAAGCTCAACTTATTATTTTGCAAGAGCAAGAAATTTTGAATTTAATTACACAACAAACCCTTCATTCATCGATAATAACGGAAATGTATTAATAAACTCAATGATAGATAATCCTACATCATACATTACAACAGTAGGTATGTATAATGATGCTGGTGATTTACTAGCTGTAGCTAAATTAAGTCAACCAATTACTAAAGACTTTACAAAAGAAGCACTTATTAGAGTTAAATTAGATTACTAAAATGTCATTTGAATGTCAACTGTATACAAAAATTTTACTCCACAGGATTACGCAATAGTTCCTTTTAATGCTCATAAGCAATATAATTTTGTATCTTCTTCTGCTTCATCAAATTCAATAAATTATTATAATACTAAATGGACATCTGAATCTATAGATCTTCAAACTAGTGATAATATTAAATATAATCAGTTAGATCATATTTTTTATAGAAATTTTAACAAAATATATAATTTTTCATCGGGAGATAAATATTTTGGACAAGATGATTTAAACTATTTAAAACATAAAAGAGTATTATACAAAGAAGCTAATATATTATCCATACCTACTGGTTTATATGGTCATGAAATAAGACCCACATCATTATATATTTCATCAAGTTTATATGAATTTAAAGACGATAGCTATGGTAATCTTATACTAAATAGTACCAATTTAGATAATTATGAAACAGATATACGTTCTAATGTTTTAAATATTGGTCCAGTAAAGGGTTTTAAAAAATATGATTTAAATGTTTATGATGGTTATACTGTTAATGGAATAGATCAGTATTTTTATTTAAATGGAGTTAGAAACATAAATCCTATTTCTTCATATAGTACTCCTGAAGGAGATGAGTATGATGATAGTTATTTTCATAATTTAATACAATATAAAAAAGTTAATTTTTCAGAACAAACTTTAAATAGTGGTAATTTTCCTTGTATAGATTTTAATAGCTCATTATCTGCCTCAATTAAAATAGGTCATAAAGGAGATTTTAATTTTAATAAAGAGGACAATTTTACTATCACATTTTGGGCTAAAATAAACCATGGTGCATCAGGTAAATCTTATCTAATTTCTAAAAATACAACTAAAGAAGCTAACCCAGGTAACTTCCCTAAATTACATAATTCAGCTAGTAATCCCTATAATATACCTTATGAAGTAGAAGCAGAACCACAGTATCCATTTGAAGTCTATGCTGAAGGTAATAAAATATACTTTAGCAGATCAGATGGAGATACAACTACAACTATAAATGGCACTTTTTCTTTAAATACAACGACTCATTTTACTTGTAGAGTTAAAGATGGTACAATGGCTATTTTTAAAAACGCATCATCATTAGTAACAGGTACAGATAATACTACAAAACAAACCCAAAATACAGCTAATGTCTATATAGGTAGTAAAGGTAATAAAGAAAAATACTTAAATGGCTTTATGAGCCAGATTAATATTTTTAATAAAGCACTAACAGATGCTCAAATAACTAGTCATTATACAAGTGGTAATGGTTCACCTTATATAGGAAATATATTCTATAGAAATGGATTTATAACTATAACTCACCCTTCATACATTGATATTTTAGACACTTCAGTACCTAAAGGTACTATAAATACTTTACAATTCCAAGGTTCACATCAAATTTATGAACATGAATATCAATGTACAATTGAAGAACACGAGTACAATAATACAACAAATATATCAGCAAGAAAAATAAAATCAATAAACGAAGAAGAAATAGCAGGGTTCCAAACAAGTTCTGCTTTTAAACCCTATGTTACTACAATTGGCTTATATAATGAAAATAATGAATTATTAGTGGTAGGCAAAATGGCTCAACCCTTAAAAATGTCAAACGAAACTGACACAACTATCGTACTTCGTTGGGATACCTAAAATAGTTTTTGTACATTGTACATATGCAATGGAACTATCAAAACAAACATATTCAAGAAATTAATGACCTCCCAGAAGGTGCATTTGGTTTCATCTATCAAACAACTCACATTCCAACAGGAAAAAGATACATTGGTAAAAAGTCTTTAATTTATAATTTAAAGAAAAAATTAGGTAAAAAAGAAAAAGCCCTGTGGGAAGGTAAAGGTCGTCCTCCAGTATACAAAAGAGTATTAAAAGAAAGTGATTGGAAAACTTACTATGGATCACATGCGTTTATTAAAGATGCAAATGATGATGATTTAGAAAGAACAATTTTACAAATAGCTTACAATAAAAAAGAACTTACATATTTAGAATGTAAATATCAATTTATATTAGAGGTATTAGAAGATAAGTTATATCTTAATGATAATATATTAGGTAAGTTTTACGATAGAGACTTTAGATGAAAGAAGACTTATTAAAACAGTTATTAGAATCAATTTTAGGTAGAAGTAAATCTGCCCGTGGAGGAGATGAAGCTGTGTTTAATTGTCCATCTTGTAACCATCATAAGAAAAAACTTACGTTTAATTTATTGTCTCAAAAATTTCAATGTTGGGTTTGTAATTATAAAGGCCATAGAGCATTTCAGTTACTTAAAAAAGCAGGTGCACCTGGAGCTGCATTTGGAGCTTTAAAAGAAATCGACAAACAATATAATTTTAAAAAATCAACCAAACAAAAGGTAGACGCTAATATCTTGCAATTCCCTCATGGAGTAACGCCTATAATGTCCTCATCAGCGATTCTGTCGAAACACGCATTACATTATTTAGATCAACGAGGAATTACCCAACAAGATGTAGTTAAATATGATTTACATTATTGCGAACAAGGTCCTTTAAGAAATATGGTTGTTGTTCCCTCATATGATAAAGATGGTTTTTTAAATTATTATGTAGGTCGCTCATTTGATAAAAACGCATATATTAAACATAAGTTAGCTTCCAGTACCAAGGACATAATTGGGTTTGAAATGTATATAAACTGGGATTTACCCGTGATTTTATGTGAAGGTGCGTTCGATGCTATGGCAATTAAACGTAATGCAATTCCTTTATTTGGGAAAAAATTATCTACATCTTTAATGACAAAAATTATTAAATCTAATGTTGAAAAAATTTATCTTGCTTTAGATGAGGACGCTTTAAAAGATGCTTTTAATCACGCTGAAACTTTTATGTCTTACGGAAAACAAGTTTATCTTATAGAAATGGGAGATAAAGACCCATCTGAACTTGGTTTTAAACAATTTACAAAATTACTTCATAATGCAATAGAATTAACTACTTCTGTGTTAATGAAAAAAAGAATGGCTCTTTCATAAAGTTTTATATTTATAATAAACTGTATAGTTAATGTCAAAAATCGCACTTTTACCTGGTGGATTCAAGCCACCCCACGCAGGTCATTATAACATGGCTAAATGGCTATCAGCCAATACTGGGGCAGATACTACTATAATTTTTGTTGGACCAAAAGAACGAGATGGTATTACACAAGCCATGTCTCTTAAATTATGGAAACTCTACACCCAAAATGATTCAGGGTTAGAAGTTAGACCAGCTGGAGTTTCACCAGTAAGAGATGTTTATGATTTTATAGAACAAGAAGCACCTGAAGGATCAGCAGTTTATTTAGGAATGGGTGAAAAAGATATTAGTGATAGTCGTTTTA